CACCCGCATGTCGGTCCAGCCGAGAAACCGCACCGTTTTGGCCACGCCATAGCCGAAACCGCTGGTGATCTGCGTGAAGCTCCCCTCGGTGAATACAAGTTCGGCGATTCCCTGGGTTGCCAAGCCTCCGCCGGAAAACGACACGAAGTACAAAAACATCTTGTTCGGATGTTCCGACGTTCCCCCGTACTGATAATACTTTGTGTTCGTGTTGTACACGAAGTGTTGAAGCGTTACGGAAAATTGCAAATCTCCGTAATTGACGAGCGTGCTGTTCGAGATGTTGAGTTCCTCGAAATTCGCGCCTTGCTGATGCCATCCGTATTCACCCGTCGTGACCGTGTAACCGCTTGTGTCCACTTCGAGATTGATGCCACCAAGCACAAATCCACCGACCAGAACCTCGTCAACGAACTTGAACTTTCGACCGGCAAGTGTCACGACTCCCGCCGGTTTCCAGACGTTTACCAAAAACGTCATGTCCGTTTGATTCTCAAGAACCTGATCGGCGGTTCCGACAACGGAAGCCTGGAATACGCCGGACCCCGTCGTGATCGTGTTGGAGCCGCCGAGTGAAAAGTCCCCGTAAAGTTCAATGTCTGTGTAAATGATCAAACAGTCGGCAACGTTGATCGCTATGGTCGTATTTCCGAATCGTGTTCCGGAAAGAATTTGAATCGTCGTCGCCGGTGCCGAGGCGAACTGACTGATTTGAAGGCTTTCCATCGGCGATGAACACTGGAATTGATTGATACTCACCGTGGAATTGTATCGGATCGGGATGGACGCGGTGAAACGTCCGTTCACCGTCCCCAACAGGCAATGCACGACACCGGATGAGGATGCGTTGATGAAAACCGCCTTCGAAGGATCGTCGTTGCGGAGCGTCCCGTAATTTTTCAAACCCGGAATTCCCGTGGTGTAATGGATGCGGAATTCGTCCGCTTCCGTAAGGTCGAATTCGCCGCGTGAAATGAACATTCCGCCGTTTGTCGCGAACAATGGGATCGACGGAAGATTCGCCGGATTGGCAACATAATCGCTGCTATCGATATTTTGAGGCGTCTTGACGAATTTCACCTTGGCGCCGACGGCGATATTGTCGATGGTGTCGCCGCCTCCGTTGAACGACGTGAGATTTCCGAGGCACAGCGTCGAGTCGCCGAGGAACTTGAATACGGTGTAGCTTGCAACGGTGTTGATGTAAACGTCGCCACAAGTGATGTTGAATGTCGCCGCGTTGTCGGCTGCCGTCGTTTGATTCTTCGAGAGATAGAGAACGCCGGTGCCGTTGTACCCGACATTGAAGGTGTATTGTGCCGCCGATGTTGTCGGCGACCGAAACGGCGTCGTCGCGTCGTCGCGATTGACGAGGCTTTTACACGTAATGTTCATGTACTGCCAAAGCACCCATTCCGGCGCCGCACTTCCGCGGATGATTTCATCCTCGGCACCGGGAATTCCCGCCCCTGAACCGGAAACGTCATTCGTCAAACTCCAATTGTTCGCATTATTGAAGTCCGAGAGAGAACTGACGGCGCCGACTTGGTAGTAAATGGTCATGGGAAGTGGCTGGTTGTTATTATTTTGAAACGCAAAACGTAAATCGCATAAGGCAATGATACTTTCCACTTTGCGATTTACGCTTTGAGCTCTGCGATTAGGTTACAATCGCCTCGGTATTGTTGATCGCGTCCGTGATGAAGATTGGAATTCCCCAGGCCTCTTCAGGAAACGGTGCGGGTTGTCCCGTCGGGCTGTAGGTTGTTCGGCTCTGTTGCAACATGGTACGCGCTTTTCGCGACATGTAAAATGCGTCCGGCTCGAATCCTGTTTCAAAAGAATTCAATAAAGACGCCATTAGTTTGTCATCAAGAGGCTTGGTATCGGTGATATTGCAAATTCGACCGACACATTTGGGCGTCCCGACCTGCAAACCGATATGCCCGTGTATTTTTTGCGCATATGTCCAGTATGACTTTCCATCTTCATCGGTTTTTTCAACCTCAACAATCGGTCCGTCGTCGATCCTGCCAAGCTGTCCCCAGGCATAGGCCACTTTCTGAATGCCTGTCGATACGGCAAAAACACTTGTCGCACTGTTTGCCGTGGTTCCTCCCGCATTGATAACCGTCGGTACCGTAAGGCTGTTCAGATAGGACATGATCCCGATGAATCCCGTTGCGTCAGCGGCGATTCCGTACCATGTTTGAACGGCGATTTTCCGCATCGCCGAATCAAGGTGAGCGCGTGTTTGTTCGCTGAGGAAGAATTCACGTCCCCATGCAAATTCGTTGGATACTTTCTGATCGTAATTCCACGACGCATCCAGAAACTTGCATTCGACGGAACGAACTTCCCAGGACGGCTTCTGGACTTCACGACCGACATTGTCGGCACGAAATCCGACGGACGGCAAGGCCGTTTGTACCAAGGTCTTGTAAGTCGTCTGCGGAATCGGTACGGCGGCAAAATTGTTGATTTCCGGGTACTTTGCCAGCGTCTCCCGGATCAGTCCAATGAGCGCCTCGGTGTTGCGGAATGCCAGCACCTCGGAGGTTGTCCAACGCTGAATAGCCATAATATGTTTTCCTTTACTAATTTGATGTTAAATGCTGAAATAGAGTCGGGAATTGGTGGTTTAGAATGGGAAATTGTTTTTAATTCCCCATTCCTGATTTATGAAGATCGCTTCGCACTTTTTCGATGTACGCTCTGTTGGAGTCAGTGACCGGAGAAAATTCCTTCTTTTCCGGCTCCTGTTTTCTGTTCCCGGAAACAGAGTCCGATTCGGATTTGTTGAAGACTCCGGCGGCGGTCCTGAGTTGCTTATTTTCATCTTCCATTGCCGCGATTCTGGTTTCAAAATCTTTTGTCTTGTCGTCGGTTTTCGCGGAATTCTCTTTCGAGAGCTCGGCGATTTCCTTGTCCTTTTTCTCGATCTCACCCTCAAGTTCGGCGATTTTTTCATCCTTTACGGCGATTTCGGCGTTTGCGTCCTCAATATACTGCTCTTTGGCCTGCTCTTCATTGAGGCCGTCGGAGAAGTATTTCGCAGCCTTCGGGTCACCGAAGAGCTTTTGAAATTTTTTGAAGAGTGACCGGTCGTCGGCCTTGGGTGTGGTTGATTCCGGTTTGGTAGCTGTCATGTCCTTTGTCATTTCCTTGGGTTCCTTATTCAAGTTTGGGTTTTTGTTAAAAAGTTCCATGGCGGTTCCTTTATCAGTCACGTAGGGACCGATGGCAACGCCCATGATGGTGTACTCGCGAAATATCGTGATCGGTCCCTCAACAACCTGGCCGTTGACTTCGGCAACCATCCCCTCATCGAGACACTCGGTCCGAAGGTATTCGTCCACGGTCACGCTGCACTGGTATTTCCGGTTACGCTTTGCCCGGTGAATGATCTGGGCCGCCCGGTCGTTCCCGAACGGGAGCAACACCCCCTCACAAATCAGTTCCGGGTTGCCGCTGAATTTGTCAAGATAGCCAAGCTCCTCGTCCCAATCATGGTTGTAGTCAATGGTGATTTGGTCACTTGTCGACTTGAATCCGCTCCGGTCGAAAACGCAAGTCCCATGCCACCAGTGTTTGACCGGACGGCCGGTAAAAGCCACAAGCCGGACAGGATGCACGTCGGAGTTCGTATCCGCTTCCCCGAACATCTTCTTTGGGTCTTGTATCGTTGTGAAACGATTCTTGGACAGTTCCAGGTTGGGATCAATTGCAGTGTCGTTTGCCATGTGTATCCTTTCTGTGAGTGGCTGGTGATTAGTGGCTAGAGGGGAGTTGCCAGTCACCAGCCACTAGCAATCAGCCACTAAAGCGTTACATTTACGCCGGGCGTGTTTTCGTCGTCACCATTGAATGATTGCCCGTTAAGTGACGGAAGTGTCAGTCCGTATTTTTCACGCAATCCTTTTTCTCTGGCCAGTTGCCGCACGTTTTCATCGTAGTCCTTGCCGAGCAGTTGGCAGATTTCCGTGAGTGTTGCCAAACCGTATTGCGTCATCGCGAACAGCTCTTTGGTTTCCTTTCCCATGTTCCACCACGGGAGTCCGTTCGGCGTCCAGACGAAATAAATGTCATTGACCGTCATCCCTTCCGGCAATTTCAGCCGACCGCGGAGCACTTCGTAAGCAAGCCGCCAGCGTGTCAGTTGGTTGAGCAGGTGGACGTTGTCATCCCGCTTGGCACGGCACGATTCCACGTACTGGATGATGCCGCTCATGTTGCCGTAAAACTTCCCTTCGGTCTCGTCGTACATCGCGTAGGGGATGTCAAGGGCTTTCAGGGCAACCTTGATCATCATGCGGGAATAGTCCTGGAATTCATTCGTCGGCGTGTTCGCGGCCACGATATCCATGTCTTCTCCCTGCTTCATTTCAATGAACCAGGAGGAATTGCCATCAAGAATCTGACGACGATACTCCGTATTTTCCTCCGCATCTTCCGTAGACGACTCATCAATGCCGTCGTTTTCATTGACCGTGAACTTGTAACCGAGCATCTGCGAGAGTTTCGCTTTGAACAAAGCGTAATCAAATCCCTGGTAAAGGTCCTTGAGCGTTCGGACGGCAGGGACGATGGGAGCAATGCCGCGGACCTGGTCGAAGCGGTCGAAATACCCATGCAGGATCATGTTTTCCGCGTTGACCTGCCGTTCAAATTCAAAGTTGCCGCCTCCGAATCCCGAGCGTCTCCAAATCCTGTACGCCGTCGGCCTTCCGACGGAATCGAGTTTCACGCCCTGGATGGTGTCGGAATTCCAGCTTCCGAACTCGTCCCGAATGCGGTCCCCTTCAATCGCCTGGACAAGCCCGTCTTTCAGTTTCAGGATGCCGATGTCGCCGTCGATCACGCGAGCCGCTTCGACAAGCCGGAGGAACTGGCCGAGCGAATAGCGACCGGTCACTTCAAAGTTCCCCGGCTGACTCCATTCCCAAACCAGCTCCTCAATGAGACGGTTCAGGCTGGTGGATGTTTCTTCATTGAGCTGCTTTGCATAACGCGGGTCGAGTTCGATGTCTCCAATCTTACACTTGAATGAGGCACGCGCCACATAGTCCAGGTGTCGGCGTACCATCCATCCAAGGATCGTAAAGTTCCGCCGGAGGTCGCGGGATTCCGAAACCGCAATCCGTCGCCTGGGATCGTCGAGTTCCCAGTCCTCACTCCGGAGAATGGCGGGAGTCGGCGGGCGACGTTTGTCCGGTTTGGAAATGTCGTACCCGAATTGCTTCGTGAGGTGTACTCCGGCAATCACTTCCGTGTGTAACGTGCTTGTTTGAGTCATCGCAGTTCGATTCCGATGAATCGTCCTCCCCGTCCGAGCTTTTTCTTGATCGCCTTGTTGATTTCCGTCATGTACTTCCAGGCGTCATCCTTCGTGACGTTCATCGAAACGCCGTCTGGAAGAGAAAACGACTGTACTCCGACATTTGCACGAAGAAACTGGTAAAGTTCCGCCTTCCATCTCCGGAGTTCTTCGAGCGTCAGATCATCAAACATTATTTCTTGTTTCCAATGATTTTCAGACTGATTTCATTGCACTTGACACAGCGGTCGTACACAAATGTTTCGCCGGGACGTGCCTGATATTCCTGCGACATGTGGAACACGTAATCGTGGTCACAAGATGGTTTTTTTGAGTCTGTAGACTGGAGGCTGGAGGCTTTGGTTTTCGATTTCTCTTTCGCTTTTGGCTTTGGTTTTGCTTCCTGTCGTTCCGATTGATCCTCTTGAGTTCCGGGATTTTCCAGTGTTCCACTATCCTTTTCTCGCTGCTGGAGATCGTCCTGTTGTTCCGGAGTCAAATCTGTTTTGAGGGTTTTAGTCAAATCTCACCGCCATTCTGGCTTGCTTTGTGATTGTTTGATTGCTTGTCTGAATAAGAGGTGCCGGCATGTCATTGGCTTTGATCCCGGCATAAGAGGCTGCGGCCATGCAGCCGACCATGCAATCAAACAGGTGGTTGTCCATGTTCGGTTTTGTTGTCCATTCATTCGCCTGGTACTTTGCGGAAACGAACTGCACCGTTTCCCCGTTGCAGTGCTCCGAAAACATTCGGTGCGTTTCGCCGCTTTTTCCCCAGAGCGTCAGGCCGCCCCGGTCGCCGGCCTTGAGTCCGAAGGCGTCATGAACCTGGCACTTCCAGTAGTTCACGTCCATCGTCACCGTCCGGTAGCTGCGCCGGGATGGCTTGTCGATAAACCAATAGTCTCCGTATTTCCGGCCCGTCCGCTGTGGCCACTGGTTCATCGGCGTTGTTTTTGCCGGAACGCCGATTCCCATACTCGGTTTGACGCTTGTGTCCCGAATCCGCGTGAGTGCCGATTCCACCGCCTTGTGCATGTACCGGCTGTCAATCAAGAGCCGGTCGATCTGCATGATGGCGGTCTCGTCGTTCTGGACCGTCCAAAGGCGACGCAAAAGGTCCGTCGCCAAAAATTCGACCCCCTGTGCAATCACCGTGTTTTTCCGTCCTTTGAACCGTTCTTTCATCACGTGGAGGTCGCGGTCATTCTTGTTGAAGTACGACCGGCTTTGTTCCGGGAAGGTGCCGTAGTCGATCACGTACCCGGTGAAATCTCCGGCCCAGGCCGCGACACACCAATAAAGGACGTTGTCATGAACGTCAATGAATCCGGTGATGACCTCAGTTTCACTGGGTACCACCCCACGCTTGAGGCCGTTGAGCCGCTTCCGGATCGTCTTGGCGTCGGTGATGCTTGAGCCGGTTTCGGGCCGGATCGGTTCGTTTTGCTGTTCGCTCGAAAATGAAACCGGGTCGTCAATATGCAAATTCATTGCTGCCTGGATTGCTGAAATTTCCGACCGCCGGTCAAAGCAATCGTCCCACGTGCAGACGGCTCCCTTGTCCATCGCGGCACGATTTTTTTTGTAAAACGCCGTTGCCTGCTTTTCACTCACCCGCCGGAGCGTCGCATATTCATCCCACAAGGCGGTATTTTCCGGGAATGCGTCGAGCATCTTGTAACGCATCCCGTGCCACTGGGGATAAATGTTGTGGTCGAGATACCGATCCGCTGCGTCCCCTTCCCTGATCACCGTGACGGTCATGATCTGGGAAAGTCGGGTACCCGCTTCGGCAAGCCCCTTGATCGCCTTGGCAATCTTCTCCTCGATTTTTTCCGTTTTTTTCGGAGACGCGGCGGTGTCTTCAGTTTGTGGGTCGTCGATGATGACCAGGTCGGGCCGGGCGGTCGAGCCGTCGGGCATCTCGGTGTTCTTGCCACGGATCGCCCCGTTGATCCCGACACAAACTACCTTGGCTCCCGACGCCTTGCTCCCGAGGATCGTCGGGAAAATCACGTCCTCGGCCGTCCAGGTAATCGCCGTCGATTTACCAAAATACAACTGACCACGTGCCAGGAGGGCCGAACCGTTCAGACGCTTGAGCGGATAAACGATTTCCGGAAAATCCTCGAGTAAAAGCCTGTTGGTGCTAATTGCGTCCTTGATCGCGTCGAGCATTTTTTTCGCTTCTTTTTTATTTGCGGCCACAATCACCAAAAAACGAAGGTGACAGTAGAGCAAAGCCCAAAGGGCGATGAACTGCGCCATGACCGACTTTCCGGTCCCGCGTGGCATCGCCAGGGCGACCTGCCCCCCTTCGCGGATCACCTCCTTGAAGCGGGCAATCACCTCCAAGTGGAACTTCGCCCAGGGGCGGTAAAACTTTTTCGGGAAATAGGCCTTGAGGAACTTTTCCGGATCGTCCCGACACTCAAGCCTTCTTTTCCAGTTTCCGACCGGTGGGATTGGGTAAATGTCGCGACCGGCCAGTGACCTTTTTCGGCTTCGCAGAGCCTCGTCGTGCTTTTTCTTTTGGTACTGGTACGTCTGCACGGTCATATCGCAACTCCATCACGGTGTACGTGACCAGTCGCACAAGTTCCAGGGTCGGCGTCTTGTCATCACCCAGGCCGAGCGGTTTGAGGTATTCCCGGATTTGTCCAAGCTCCTCAACCTCCGGAGAAACGGCGTCCTGACGGTTGAATTCTTCGGTATAAAGGCGGAAAAGCCGGTTGATTTCCTTGATGATCTGCAGGGCGGTTTTCAGGATTTCAGGATCGTGGCCGCTGAAATTTTCACAACGCTCCAGCATTCCTCGAAGCGTCGCGACCGATCTTGTAAATTCGTCACGGGGGTTGAAAGCCTCCTGGCTCATTCACGTTACAGAAACCTCACGAAAAAAATCCAAGAAACCAACAAAACTCTGACCGTTGATGGCATCACCCACAGTTAGAAAACCGAGGGGAAAGTAGTACCTAAAGGTGGGGGTGGGAAAATTTTGAATTTGAGTTGGGAATTTGGAATTGAAAACAATTCCGCATTCCCCATTCCTAATTCCTATCCCACCCGCCCCCGATTCCGGCTCAGGAACCGGCGTTTTTCCGCTCCCTCAGGAGTCGGATCACCTGAATCATAAGGCCGATTGCCGCAATAATCGTTAAAATGTCGCCAGGATTGCTTTCCTCGCCGTCGTTCGTGACATCATCAAGGATTTCGGCGACGAGATTACCGCTCTCTGCTCCAAAGATCGGTTCGGTTGTCTCATCGGGGTCTCTCGGCAACATCTCATACCCGAGCAACAAGAGGCTGTAAATCGCACCAAACGCCCGTTCTTTGAGAGCAATTGTTTTGACCCAAAAGATAATCCGGTCGTCGATCTGCGTCGGCGTCTTCGCGGCCAGAGGCGCGAAACCGTCCGCCTGTTCGATGATCCAGATACGGAGTTCCGATCTGTTTTCGATTCCGGGAAACGTGGCGATGAGCTTTTGCACCTGGTTCAAAAGCCCGAAATACTGGAAGATTGAGGCCATTCTGGCCCAAAGTGATTTGAAGATGTTCATTGTTTAGTAGTGGCTGGTGGTTAGTGATTAGTGGCTAGAGGGGATGATTATTTGCCGGTCACTAGCCCCTAGTCACTAGCCACTCTAGTATCCATTCGCACATGACTCAACACGTGCAGGTTGTTTATACACCCTTTGTCGGGTGTCGGGATGTTCAGCTCAAAGAGTGCTTGCATCGCTTCAACGCCGTAATTGGTCATCAGATGGGCAAGAATCTCCGTCCATTGCTCCACGGTGAACTTTTCCGGGGTCTTCACGGCCAGAATTGAAAGAAATCCGCTGTCGCCGATATTCGGAACATTCAAACTTTGCTGACCGAATCGGTTCTGCTTTTCACGGGAGGAAAGCTCCTTTTGTGTTGCATCAAGGTCAACAGCGGGTGTTGTTGGGTCAAGTCCCATTGACGATTCTTCCTTTTCTTTGAGTCTCTTGATTTGCAAATAGCGTTTATGATGTTTCGGTAGCAGGTTCAGCCCTAAAACCGGAAACGTATTACCTTCATCAGCATGAATACGGCGGGGAGCCATTGATTTCACGGAACAAGCAATGCACGGCATCAGAGCGCGTGCTCCGCACTTCGGGCAACGTGTGTAGACATCCGGTTTTTCCGGCTTCGGCTCAGGTTCGACCGCCATGAGCATTCGTTTTCCTTTGATGACATTACCCACCGTGCCGCGTGAAACAC